ACTAGAAGATGAGAGAGTAAAAATCTGATTTTTCGTTTTTCCCACGTGACACGATACGGATAGATGGGAACGCACTCACGCCACAGTATGCTGTGAGCAACTTAAAACATTGATTACCACTTATAAGATTATTTTCAGTCATGCGTAAGCCAAAGAACCAAACCCCAATGCAGCTGCCGCCCGAACAGCCGGACTGCTGCTTTGAATGTCCGCTCTGTGGACTCATCCCGAAGGACCAGCCCGACCGTCCAAAAGGAAGCAAGGAGACCCACGTCTGTCTGGGAACCTGGGAAGCTCTCTCTGGTCGAGGCATCAAGGTGAGGGCCAGTCAGCGTGACAGCCATCATCCACTGCGCCGCCCGTGTGACACCAAGTGGGATGCCTGGATGAAACTGCCTGAACGCTGCTTCCTGCTTCAGGATATTGTCTACCTCCATTATCGGATGCCGTTTGAGAATGGCCTCCAGTTCAAAATCAAATTTCACAAGTAACTATGGCTAAGAATACAACAGCAGCATCAGCTGCACGCCGCCGCAAGAAGATCCCTTCTACCCTGGGTGGCTATGAGAACCTGTTGATCGAGATGATTGAGAAGCGCACCGGTGCTGCCTTCGATGATTTCCTCACGCCACAGGTCATAACATGTGCTCAATGCTGGATGATGCTTAACAAGGTCCACAAGGATCTGATGAAAGAAACAACGCTCATCAGCATCACCACCGGCAGCAAGCAACAGCAGAAAGAGGAGGTCAACTCCCTACTGCCCTACTACCTCAAGTTACAGGCTGAGCTGCGTCTCCAGTTCCAGGCTCTGGGCCTCAACTGGAACGCTACACCCAGCAAGATCAATGAACCGACCAAGAAGGGAGTGGATGAGAGTGACCCTATGGCTAAGTTCTACTCAAACGCTATCGGCCAGCCATGAAAGCCAGATGCCGATACTGCCAGGCTCTGGACTGGGACTACATAGATGACTGTCCAGATCCAAGACCTGAAGGTGAGCACGTCTGTGGTCTTCACGGCTGTGCCCCTGTAGATCCCGATGGAACGCAACCCAACTTCATCAGAGGAGGAGGCTGCGGCTTCATGCCCAAAGAGCAACCAATACAACTGACATTTTCAATCTTCAAATAAACAGAATGAACTATGGGAGTATTTTACTTTGATGCCGGCTACGACACTGCCGGTCATGTCGTCGTGGAGTCTATTCCAGATCCGGGCGCAACCATCCTGGACAATAATGGTCCATATCGCTGCACCATTGTGCCAGATGATCCTCTGTTACCTACGGAGACTACTGAGAGAAACGAACATTGCGGCTGGCTTGCGGGAACGCTCGCTGTCGAAGAATGGAAAGAAAAGAATAACCTCAATCCTTCAACAGTATGGACGTTCACAAGTTAGTAGCCAAGAAGAGACGTGTGCCAGGTCTGCGACTCTTCAAACTGGACACCAAGACCGGCATGGTAACAGATCTCGGTCTGGACCGCTGCCTGGTAGACATCGAGCCCGGCTGTGTGTACCGCCAAGCTCTGAACCGTAAGAACTTCGTCAAGATCCTCCTCCGGGAAGGCATCATCAGTGTAACCCCTAAAGACAAAACTGATGAGCAAAGCAAGTAAACAGAGGGCAGTGCGCCGTGTATTCAAGGGTCTCTACGATAGCTGTAAGCGTCATGGTACTATGGTAATATATTACACCGCCGTACTCCGTTATGCAAACAGCGAGTTGGAGGCCAGCCTCAAAAAACAAACAACTAAACAGAAACGACAATGAAATTCATAGTAAACCGTAACCTATTACTCCAGGCTCTTCTACACACCCGTTGCTATATGGAGTCAACTGCCTGGCCTATATTCAGGAACACTTTTAAGCTCATCGCCGATGGCTCTCATCTCACTGTTATCGGAACCGATGGCCTCATGTTCAAAACTGAGCAGATTGACCTGGACCAAGAGACAAAAGATGATCCTCGTACCTTCTGTCTCAACTCTATCAAGTTCATCAAAGCTATCAAGTCACTCGATGAGCAACCCCTTGAGTTTCTGATAGAGGAATACCAACTTACCGTTAATCACTCGGAAGGCTATTTCCGTCTACCGCTCTTTGAGGACCAATACCCTGAGCCCAAGACAATGAACGATGAGAACATCATGCACCTGCATCTGGAAACTCCGGGCCTCTACTCTCAGCTCTCTAAAGTAGCGTATGCCACCTGCAACGATGATCTGCGTCCAGTCATGAGTGGTGTGCTCATGGAGATTGATAATAACAGCCTCACATACGTAGCAACCGATGGCCACTATTTGGCTAAGCTCACCAAAAATTGTCAGGAAGACAACGGCTTCATCAGCAGCTTCATTCTTCCACGAAAGGCTGTTGATGCTCTGCTCAAGATCCTGCCGCCTACTGGTTACTGTGACCTCTACTTTCAGAATCCCATTGGTGCATACAAGCTGCCCATCTGTAAGGCCGTCATTAATGATACCATCACGATCCAGTTCGAGTGCATAGACGGTCGTTATCCAAACTACAAGAACGTCATCCCTACGGACTTCACTCAGTCCATCCAGGTAGACCGCCGTCAGCTCATCAAGATACTTGACCGCATAAGCCTCTTCGCACCTGACTCCCGTCAGATTAAGATCCAAATAACCGCCGACAGCAAGATAGAACTGGAGTCCAGCAATACTGAGGAGGAGTACATGTCTGCTGAGCATCTCCCCTGCACTGTAATACAGAAGACATCTTCCATGTGTGACCGTATCTACCTCAACGTCAATTTGCTCCTCAAGATACTCCGCAACATGTGTGGTGAAAAGGTCCAGTTCAACCTCATCTCCAAGGAACGAGCCTTCACCATCTGTCCGGTACCACAACCGGATGTGGAAGAGATCACTGTACTACTTATGCCAATGCACCAAGACGAAGACTAATATGCAAGCAGATGAACTTAAAGCACTGAAAGACCAAGCCCTGGAGCGGTTGAGCCGGGAGATCCCTGAGCAGGAAGCTATGCTCACGGAGATAGATCCACGACTCACCGCTTACATGCAGGGCGTAGCCAGCAGTCCGGAAACTCATAACCTCTGGGAGATCCTGGGCTGTCTGCGCTGGCTCCGGCTGGCCCGCACCTACTGTGTCGATGTGGATGTCATGCACCGCATCTTCCGGATCATCGAAGGCCGGTGGCAGGGAGGTCGCTGGGTTGAGGGTTCCGGAGGTCTGACCTTTGACGGCATGCGAGGCATCACCCATTACAGACTCACCAACTTCCAGGTGTGGGCTTTCACCGCCCTCTTTGCCCTGTACTGTTGGGTGCCTACTGACCGCCGAGCCGATGATCCTGATCTCCAGCTCGCCGACACCGAGCAGATCAACCCAGATGACGGCCTGGTCTATGACCGCCGCCGACTCATCACCGACTTCACCTTCTTCAGTCCCCGTAAGGTCGGCAAGACATGGTTCGCCGCTGTGGTCGATGTGCTTATGTTCATGCTGCTGGGTGACTACAACTGCGAGCTGGCCATGTGCGCCAACAGCCAGGATCAGTCCAAGATCCTCTTTGAGAAATTCAAGGATCTGCTCCGGAACTTAGATCCCAAGGGCAAGCGCATCCGCATGACCGCTACCGAGGTCAACTGGAAACCGTTTCAACCCCGTGCTGCTGATGCCATTGCCTTCAGTGCCGGTGGTAAGAAAAAGGACGGCTTCTTTGCTCAGGTAGTCAACGGTGACGAGTTCGGCAGTGCAGCCTACGTGAAGCAACGCTGTGACATGGCAGATCTGCTCAATGTAATGTGCAGCTCGATGGGCCCTCGCCGTGAGCCCCTGCGTCTGATCACCACTACAGCCGGTCACGCCATTAACGGTCCCTTCCAGAATGAACTGGAAAACCTCAAGAAACTCTTTGAACAAGAACTTAGTTTTTAACAATAAAAAATGAATGAACTATGAAATCAATCAATTTCCGCATGACCGGCACATGTCCCATCATGCTCAACAATCCGCAAACCGTCAACCCCATGAACGAGTACAGCAAGGCACTCAAGGAACTGACAGGCAAACGCACCAAGACTGATGAGGATCTCAATGAAATCTTCCATCTCAAATTCCTTGCCAGCTGTTACTACAACAGCAAAGGACAATACTACCTCCCGGCCAACATGATAGCCAAGAGCTTTGAAGCCGGTGCCAAGGAGAATAAGTTGGGTGCCAAGTTTCAACGCAGCGTCTTTGTCTTCAATGACGGCATCCTCAAGTTCGAGGCCAACGGCTGCACACCTGAAGAGCTGTGGCAAAACAACAGTGAAACCTATGTAGACATCCGTCCGGTAGGTATCATGAAAGCCAAGGTAGTCACCGCCCGCATGATCATCCCGGAATGGTCCCTGGAAGGTGAACTCCACTTTGACGAGACGCAGCTCAATAAGAGTGAAGTCTGGCTGGCCATGACCAATGCCGGACTCCGATACGGAATAGGAACCTACCGTCAGTGCTATGGTCGTTATAAGATTGAAGAGATCAAATAAACCCCAGAAGCGGAGTCTTGCTCAGTTAAGCGGAGCATAGCGTAGAAAAGTTCAGCATAGCAAAGACATATCCTAACACTGTCAAGTAAAGTTCAGCTGTGTACTGTACGGCTCAGCAGTGCAGAGTCCAGCTCGGAATAGCAAAGCATAGTAACATCCAAACACAGCAGAGTAATGTGATGAACAGTAGAGCTTCTTTAAGTCTTGTGGCAGCATAGTCCAGCGGAGCGTTGAGAAGTAAAGTTTAGTATAGTACAGCATAGTTTTTTTATGACATTTCAAGAAGCAATCAGAGAGTCCAGAAACAAGCAGCTTGTTTCTGACAATAAGTTTGACCGACACATCAAGCGATCAATAGAGAGTGACAAGAAATCCCGCAAGGCTATTTTCATTCAACAGACTGAAACACCCAAGCACTATGAAGATAGCCTCACATAATAGCTTCAGTTACCTCAAGCCTCGCCGCTGGTGGCTGCGTCCCTTTGGTTGGATGGCACGCTGCCAGCGGATCTGCGTAGCTGAGCAGTATTACCGCTACAAGGCACAGCTCTTTGACCTTCGCATCCGGTTTGACACCAAGACCGGACAGGTCATCATCGCACATGGCCTAATGGAGTACAGCACGCCCGATGGCTGCATTGACTCAACGCTCACCTTCCTGAGTCTTCGCCCCGAGGACATCTACATCCGTGTAGTCCTGGAGAGCAAGCATCCTGATGACCAGCAACAGCAGCTCTTCCGTCAGTATTGCTCCATGCTGGAGACTGCATATCCGGATCTCTATTTCTTTGGAGGTAACGACCGCAGCGACTGGAGCGCACTGCGTCCCGTCTACCAGTTCAGCACACCCATGCAGGATCTGGATGACAAGTATAGCAGCACCACTACACTTTTCCCTGGTTGCCTATGGAGCTGGACCAGATGGATAGACGACCTTTGCCCTATCATCTACGCCTGGCTTCATAATCACGACAACATTCAGACCGGCACCACCCATGACTGGTTGTTTATTGACTTTGTGGATATTCAGTAATACTTAACACTATGGATAAAAAGACATTTGAACAAGAATGTGCGGAGGGTCGTTTTGAGTTTGATCCTAACCGCAGCTTTGAGGAGCGGTGTGAGATTGTAAGACATACCGCCATCTCAAGTGACATGACATACGAAGAACGCCTGGCGATGCAGAAGGCTCGCTATGTTCTTTAACAACACCAAAGAGGGTGATAAATAACAAACAATTTATTAACAATCAAACATTTTGAACTATGTATCAAGAAGAGAACAATCCAATGGACGGCCTCAAGGTGGCCGGAGTTATCGTAGGCTTTATTGCCTTAGTAGTCATCGCACTCATGTGCGTCATCCCTCCCTACAAAGTATGGAGCGCGACCAAAAAAGGTGAGGCCGAGTACATGAGAGCTGAGCAGAATCGCCGCATCAAAGTAGAGGAGGCCAAAGCCAACCTTGAAGCCGAGAAGCTCAATGCTCAGGCCGAAATAGAACGTGCCAAGGGTGCAGCCGAAGCCATTAAGATTGAGAACGGCTCTATCACTACGACCTACATCCAGTATCTATGGGTGCGTCAGCAGAACGCCAACAGCAATAATAAGATCATCTACATCCCGACTGAAGCAGGTCTGCCTATTCTGGAAGCCGGTCAGCGGGAATCCGGACAATAACGGCTATGAAACAAATGCTTTTATTGGCAGCTAATGTTCAGGAGGAGATAGAGGACAAGGTGACTCATAAGCCATACCTTCGTCCATTTGTTGTGTTTACCCTGAACATACTTAACACGGTAAATAAAAAGCGCGTCGCGGTTACGAAGAGCCTTGACCAATGCGTAGTGATGCCAAACAAGTATTATGAAACAGTAGAAAATCTATCACGTTCATTGCTGTTGGTCATCACTAAGTATTGCAAGGCTCGCGACCTTGATCCAAATGCTGTCGGATTGCAACTGGGAGCAGAGCTTATAGATGTAGTTCGTCAGTGCGTTGAAAGATACCGCTCAGGAGAGCAGTGTTTCACTATCAAACTGAGAGACTATGAAACAGAAAGAACCAGAACGTGAACTCACTCCCGAGCAGAAGAGAGTTCTTAGGGGATGTACCTTCAGTGCTGGGACGGCTTTGGTGTTTGTCCTGGTCGTTTTGCTTGCCTTCCTGCTGCACAGCTGCCGGACCGTCTATGTAGATAGGCCGTACCCTGTGCCGGAAGTGCATACGGAGCACCACTACCATACGGACTCAGTAAATCACACGGATAGCGTGATTAATCATCAGACCACCATCATCCGGGAGGTTGATAGTGCCACCATGGCACAGTACGGCATCCGCCTGGCTCAGGCCGAGAAGGCATGGCTGGTCCAAAGTGACAAGCTCTACAAGGAGATCGAGCGGCTGCGTGAGAGTAAACATGACTCAGTGTTCATCCATGACTCCATAGCCGTTCCCTATCCCGTGCCGGAACCCTATCCGGTCCCAGCTGAGCTGACTGCCTGGCAGAAGTTCTGCATAAACCTGGGAGGCATCGCCTTCTGGCTGTTGATCATCGGTGCTGGCATCGGCCTCTTCAAGACTCGCACCAAGTGGATGCCGTGGTTGCTTAGACTATTACATAAACTATAAACATAATGAACTATGAAAGAAGAAATTACAGTTAAAGGCATCTCGTTGAAATGTGATGCCTGTGGTGAATTTATTGAGCTAAGTGACTTAGAGGGCGCAGCTTTTATTGTTGGTGACAACGACGGCTCTGAAGTTGAGAATCAGGCCCGTGATGAAGAAGGATGGCTGGTTGTTGGCCAGCGACATTACTGTCCTGAGTGCTGGGAGTATCAGGGTGACGGTACAATCAAGACGAAGGATGGGAGGATATATGATGGTGAGACACTCAAGGACATTACTCCCTGGACTCCCAACCTGGTACATGTCAAGGTAGAGACGACACGTCCGGTAGACTTTAGCGGCGAGTCTTACGAGGCTGTTGATTTGGGCCTGCCATCAGGCCGTAAGTGGGCTGACCGCAATGTGGGCCAGAAGGTGATTGATGATCCTACTGATTACGGACACCTGATGGACTTTGACTCGGCCCAGCAGTTTCCGTTGCCGGAGGGCTGGAAGGTTCCCAGCAAGGAGGACTTCAAGGAGCTCTGTGACCATTGCACTCATGAGTGGGTGGACAAGGATGGTCTGCGTGGTATGCGGTTCACCGGTAAGAACGGCAACTCTATCTTCCTGCCGGCTGCCGGATATACCTGGTTCGATGATGAAGATCATGGTACGACGCTCAACTTCCGTGGCACGGACGGGTACTACTGGTCTTCGGGGTTCAACTCGGCTTCCAATGCCTTCGGCCTGGACTTCTATTCCTCGAATGTCAATCCGCAGCTCAACGGCGGTCGCAGGGCCGGCTTTACGGTCCGGGCGGTTCAGTAACTTGTCTCGTCACCCATCACTCCGGCCATGAGGCCCGCCGTCACCAGACGGCGTGGCATGGCCGACCATTATCGACTATTATTGATTATGAAAGGAATACTACGTAACCCGCTGGACCGCCAGTTCGGTGTGATCCTGTGCCCGGATGCCTGGCAGGAAGAGGAGGAGGTCATCATGGCAGCCGATGACAACCTGATCCGTAAGGTCAACCCTCACGTAGGTACGACCATCCAGTCAGACTTCTACGCCGGTGAGCTGGCCAAGGCCCGTCAGAACCCCGACTACCGCCGGGAGGTCATGACCAAGCTGTTCAACGTGTTCCAGTCTGAGCGCACAGTGAGCTGGCTGCAACCCCGTGACATCCGTCCGCTCCAGATCCAAGGCCGCATAGATCAGTTCAAAGCTGCTGCCGGATGGATAGTGTTCTGTGGCATGGACTTCAGCCAGGGCACTGACCTGCACACCATCAGCTATCTGGCCATCAATACCAACCCTGAATGGGAAGGTGCCCGGTTCTTTGCTGACTTCGATGCCTGGGTGAGTGAAGAGACGCTCCAGGCAATCAGCATCCGCCCCATGTATGAGCAGTGGATAGAGCAGGGCAACCTCCATGTCTGCGAGGGCAAGGTCTTTGAACCTTCACTGCTGACCGCCCGGATCATGGAGCTGACCAATGCCGGAGTCAACCTGGCCGGGTTCGGCTATGACCCCTACCAGTCCAAGCAGGTGGTCAATGACCTGGGTGCCTGGATCTACACCACAACAGGCATAGATCCAAAGGAGATCATCATCCCGGTACGCCAGAACTTTGCCAGCTATAACCCTGTGGTGGATGAGTTCACCTACATGGTGCAGACCGAAGATCCGTGGATAAGGTTCAGCGACAACCCCATGTGGCCGTGGCTCTTTGGCAATGTTGCTCTGGCCGTCAGCACCGACGGCATGGAGAATAAAAAGCCGGTCAAGTCCGGCACCTCTGACAGCTGCAAGGTAGATCCTATCCAGGCTCTCCTCTCAGCTCTTATGGTCTATGACTTGTTCAACGGTAAGGTTGTGCAAGAATAGGTTGATATTGTTTGTCTCTCAGGCTCACACCGGAGCATACTTGAGAGATCTGAAGGGAGCAGTGATGCTCCCTTTTTTGTTTTGGTAAACTCA